GGTCGTGCTTCCTGAATCACATAACGAGACTGGCCGTTCGTCATTGCCGAAATTGCAGAGGACAAAGTTAATGTTGTTGCAGTATTTGCAGTAATGCGTCTTGCTCCCAAGTTGGTTGGAGATGTGCCCGCAGTCTGTACAAACACTACACGACCAACATGCTCGTTTGTTGTCCAATTTTGAGCCGCATCCACAATCAAGGATGTGGTCAGCGAACTTGCAGCCGTAGGGCTTGCTGCGGCAGAAGCGTTTGCAGCAATGCTGAATGTGGTCAGAGATGATGTGCCTATAATTTGGAAAGTGGCATTAAATGTGGTTTCGGTGGCACATCCTGCAATGGTTGCATACTCACCATGACGGAAATCGTGGTTTACTGCGGTTACCACATTTCCGACCTTTCCAACTGTCAGGGTTATGGTAAGACCGGAACCGCTGCCGCCTGTGGTGTTAGATGATCCGTTAGAGTATCCGCTACCTGATGCTGCAAGTTGAAGTCCTGTTACTGCACCTGTAGAACTAACAGAAGTAACATATGCTTGACCGCCTGAACCTGTGGTGGAACAAGTAACCAAGTCACCAACCACATAGTTCGTGCCGCCCGCATTTACCGCAACAGTCAAAATACCGCTTGCAGAATAGGTAATGCTTGTGATTGCGTATCCTTCGTGGGGAGGACCATATGAACCCGTGTTTCCCGCAGCGGGGGTGGCGGATATCTGACGAGCAACGCCTGAATCCACTATCGGTGCGCTTGCCCACAAGTCTTTTTCCACTGAATACTGAAGCAGGGCAGCAGAACCGTTGCCTGCCAACCACATCTTGTCCGTATCACCGTATACGGCATAACCTGATGTATTGTCGGGGGTGATGTCCCACTTGTGGTCAATATAGAATGTATCTGCGGTGTGTGCAGCAATGCGTCTGCGTTGACCGACTCCTGTGCCTGACACAATTCGTATCTGGTGATTGGTGTATCGGTTGTAATCGTAGGTTGCTCCACTATGCACCAAAGTTTTTGCAGTAGCCGAAGAAGCAGTGACACCACTTACAAACACCCCGCCTGCCTCGCCTGTGCGGTCTATTGCAAAATCCGTGCCCAGTGCAGCAGCAAAATGCATTGGACCACCGGGAGTCTTGGTAAACCATGTGTCCAGCAGAATGTCGTAGAACTGCCAAGACGCAAACGGTGTTGCGGATGCTGCTGAAAGCAGCCATATTCCACCTGTCATAATCTGGTAGATGGAACTTGCATCTGGTGTGACATTCCAAGAGGTGTTCACGGTAAGTTCAGTGGACTCTATGACAAAGTGAGTCTGTGATCCAGCAGTAGTGACAGGAACCGCAAACGGAGCCACCGCAGAGAAGCCTGTGTTGTTGAATGAGTCAACTGCCTGGTGGTTAGTGTCGGAAAGGGTAAGCGTGGTGGTGTCGTTGTACAGAATTCTGCGAATCTGTGACTGACCAGTGCTATAGGTAAGCCTAACATTGTATCCATCCCACTGATTTACTCGCCACTTCTTTGTGGAGTCACCAATTTGGGTTGCACTTGCGGTTGTTGCCAATCCGTTATCGTGGATGACACCATCAGAAACAGCCGTAATGGTTCTCTCTTGTCCTGCTCCTGTGCCTGCAATTATACGAATTTTGTTCCCAATGCACAGGTTACCAAGTCTACCAAGCCCACCAACTGTAATAGTGGTGGAGGTTGCGCTGATGGTGTGTCCTCTGCTGCCTGAGTAAGCTCCGTATTTAGCTGCGACAGCAGTAACGGGCGCAATATTTGGGGGAGCGCATTCCTGCCAAGAATCACTGTATGTGTCATAGCGCCACATGGCTTGGGCGTTGATGTAGTACATATACCGTGCTTTTTCATCTGAAGACACCAAAACAGAAGTGCTGGCTGTTGCGACTGGCGCAAAGCGCATCCACTCAAATACTGGAAGATCAACTTGTGGTTTTAATAAATTTTGAAGTGCCATATATTAATTTCCTATTATGTAAATATTAAGTTTGGACGAATTGCGGTTCCATATGAAGTTCGTGCTTCTTCAATAATGCGCCAACGCTCGTCTACAATTCCACTCATCACACGCCAGAATGTCATATTAGATGTGACTCCATACGGGCTTACTTGACCGCTCTGCACATACTGTATGTCGTTTGCACCTATGGAAAGTGTTGTGGTTGATGGAGTGGAGGATGCAACGGTGCCAGAAATGGGAATGGTTGTCGTGATTTCTGTGGGGGAAGAGCCTGCCGTACTGCTGCCTATTGCGTCAATGGTGATTCTCTGGCGTAAACGAGTATCAACAACCGCATTGCTCTCAAGCAATTTATTCATTCTTCTTAATAAATTATGCAAACTTTCTTCATATGATTCTACATCAACATAAATTTGCAAAACATCAGAGGCATTCATGGATGTTGTATTATAATCCAAAGTCAGAACATTATTATTAAAACTTACAGCTCCACTGGTTGGGTCTGCAAAATTGTAAATTATAGTGTTTGCCGTGGTATTGGTTATTAACAAAATATTGGCTAAAGTCAAAGATTGAGCCAAATTTGAAAATGTCACTGTTTTTGCAGTGGGGTCGAAGGTATAAGAACCTACTGTATCTACACCAAGAAGCTTTTTCATATATCTATCCTATTTATGCTCATAATGCGATGGACATTGCTATAATAAAGGGTTTTAAATTTACGGCTCCAGTAACTCCATCTACAGAAATTACATAGTCTGTTGGGATTGCTCCGGTAGCACCAGTGTTTCCTTGCGGTCCCTGAGAACCAGTTGCACCCGTGTTTCCTGTATTTCCTTGTGGCCCCTGAGAACCAGTTGCACCAGTGTTTCCTTGTGGTCCCTGAGAACCAGTTGCACCAGTGTTTCCTTGTGGCCCAGTTTCACCTATTGAACCTGTGCCACCAGTATTACCAATTGGCCCAGTTGCACCAGTGTTTCCCTGTGGTCCTGTTGCACCAGCAGAGCTAAATGCTGCTGTTGATTGGGTTGTTCCATCGGGGAATTCAATATAACCACAATATCCAGCTAATAATTTTATTCCATTAGGTACAGTTAAATTTTCTGTTGCCGTATCTAATTTAAAGTTTGTGTTTACCGCAAGATCACCAGCATTGTCCGCAACCTGAATCATTCCCTGTGTGCCTTTAACAGAAATATTAGAGGCACCACCAGAAATTCCTATGTCAACATTTTTTCTTCTTCTTGTTATTGTTATATTATTTCCAGTAAAATTAATTGTATTTACTGAACGAATAACCTTATCACCATTCAATGCAATATCAACCGCACCACCGCCACCTGGTGTGCTCATGTTTGAAAGTTTATTTATTGCATTCTGTATATCCGTGTTTTTAAATTTATCAAGAACATTTGAAACATGTTCTGAATCAAAAGAAAGAACACCATCCTCTAATATAAGCGGAAACTGAGCTTCAATTACAGGTGCATTTCCATCTTGTCCTGGTGGTCCAGCTGGGCCAACCTCGCCTCTTGGTCCAATAGGACCTTGAGGGCCCACAAGTCCTCTATCACCTTTATCTCCTTTTTCTCCACGCGGACCTTGGGGACCAGCTGCCCCCGCAGGACCAACTTCACCTTGAATTCCATCTTGACCGGGTATGCCTTGTTCTCCTGGCACACCTTGTGGTCCCTGTGCTCCGACAGGACCAACAGGACCCTGTGGACCAATTTCTCCAACATCCCCCTTATCGCCTTTATCACCTTTCTCTCCTTTTAGTCCAGGATCTCCTTTTTCACCTTTGGTTCCACGCTCGCCATGTGGACCAATTTCTCCTCTATCGCCTTTATCTCCCTTTGGTCCAACTGGTCCTTGAATTCCTTGCTCGCCTCTGGGCCCAATTGGTCCAACATCACCTTGAGTTCCCCTTTCTCCTTGAATGCCCTGAGATCCTGCTTGTGGAATTATTTCTTTTACGACAGTTTTTTCAACAATCTGGATTAGTGGTTTTTCAGCAGGCTTTTCTATAATTGGTTTTGGCTTTGGTACAATCTGCTCTTCAATTAAATTTTTAATATGTGAAGAGTTTCCAATAAATTTGACAACTTTATTGGTATTTTTTTCTATGAAGTACCTTTCAGTTACTCCATTTCCCGCATATATTTTTTCATCTGCAGTAAGTGCTGTTGTTTCTTTTAGTAAAGAATTTTGAAGAAGCGAACCAATTGGTCTTTTTACTTTAAATATCGGACCTTCGATATTTTCAAACATTAAAACTGGCTGAAAATGATCTTTAATTTTTGTTGCGTTTCCTTCAATAAGATATGTTTCACCATACTCATCACGCAAATAAAGCTGGCTGATACCAGAGCCAATTTTTACAATCTTTGGATTTGAAGCAGACTCTATAATATGATAAGTAGCACCCGACAACATTTCTGGGTGTTGCTTTATCAGTTTTAGAGTTTTTTTGTTCTTTCCAAAGAACATTAAGTTTGTCTCCTATTTAGAAGGGTTGTATGAATCTTCCGTAGTTACCGCCGCCAGTTACTCCACCTGTTGTATCATTGCTAATTTTTATTATATAACCAGTAACATATCTCGTGTTAAAACTCCAGTCGTTTATCCACTGGAATCCAGGCTGTCCAGGCACTGGAGAAACAGGGTTTGTATTTACAATATCAATATTTGTACCTTGATAGAGTGATATGCTTCTATTTAAAACATTAGATCCTAATCCTGCAAAAAGCCATCCAATAACATCAACTAAAAATGTTCCGCTACCGATTATTAAACTTGGAGTACCGTAATTATTAAATCCATCTATATTTGCAACCTGTCCAATTTTTGTTAAAGTTAGTCCAGTTGTTGTGGCATCGCGTAAAGTATTTGTTCCTGAATCCCATGTTAATATTGGACCAACATCTAAAGGCTTAGAAGCTGCGTTGGGTTTAGCTAAAGTCCATCCTCCATTTTGTACGCCAATTACATCTGCTGTAATACCAACTGGTCGCAAATCGCGAATAAATGTAACACCAGAAATTCCCTGACGACCTTGAATTCCTTGGACTCCTTGTAAACCTCTGCGACCATCATAACCAATTGGACCTACAGAACCTGTAACACCTCTTCCAAGAATCCCCTGAATTCCTTGAGAACCTTGTATTCCCTGTGAAGCAGCTTGTCCAGATATACCTTGGGTTCCTTGAGGACCAACCATGCCCTGAACACCCTGAACACCCTGTGTTCCAGAACCAACAGAACCTTGAATTCCTTGGATACCTTGGCGACCTTGGATGCCTTGGATGCCTTGCAATCCCTGTGACCCGGTTCCAGGATTTCCTTGTTGTCCTTGAATTCCTTGGATTCCTTGGCTACCTTGGATGCCTTGGATGCCTTGAAGACCTCTACGACCATCATAACCGATTGGACCTACAGAACCTGTAACACCTCTTCCAATAATTCCTTGAATTCCTTGAATTCCTTGGCGACCTTGAATACCCTGAATTCCCTGAATACCTTGGGAACCCGTTCCAGAAGGACCTTGAATGCCTTGAATGCCCTGTGTAGCCGTACCAACAGAACCTTGAATTCCTTGGATACCTTGTCTTCCATCAAAACCTTGAATTCCCTGTAAACCTTGAGAACCAGTTCCAGCATTTCCTTGTTGTCCTTGAATTCCTTGGACACCCTGACGGCCTTGAATTCCTTGGATGCCTTGGATGCCTTGGAGACCTCTGCGACCATCATAACCGATTGGTCCAACAGATCCAGTAGTACCACGGTTTCCTTGAATACCTTGGATTCCCTGAAGACCAATATCACCTTTTATTCCTTGAATGCCTTGTATGCCGCTTCCAATTATTCCTTGAACACCCTGTGTTCCATTATCTCCTTTGATACCTTGAATACCTTGGGTACCATTTGTTCCTTGAATTCCTTGAATTCCTTGAGAACCTTGATTTCCTTGGATTCCCTGTATTCCCTGTTGCCCTTGTTGACCTTGAATTCCTTGAATTCCTTGACGACCTTGAATTCCTTGGATGCCTTGGATGCCTTGTAAACCTCTACGACCATCATAACCGATTGGTCCAACAGATCCAGTAGTACCACGGTTTCCTTGAATACCTTGGATGCCTTGACCACCAATAATACCTTGAATACCTTGGATTCCCTGTGCGCCATCAAATCCTTGTGTACCTTGAAGACCTTGCGTTCCTTGTGTACCCGATCCACTTGGTGCTGAAATTCCTGCAATATTCCAATAAGACCAATATATTGTGGATCCCTTTACTCCATCAGCTTCAGAAACCCATTTACCAAATCTTTCATATTTTTCAACAGAAGCTGTAAATCCGTCTGATGATACTGGATCACCTACAATACTAAATTTATGGCTTGTTTGGTGTACTATTCTATAAATACTATTTGCTGTAGTTTCTGCTACAATGTTATAATCATACCATTTATTTTCTATAAAGAAAATTCCACTAGTTATTACGCTAAATGGTAGCGTATAGGTAGATCCAGGATAATTTGCAAATCTTTCATATTGAATATCCGTACCAGAACCCCATGCACCCAACAGTAATCCTACGTCACTGCCATTTATTACACGATCATTATTAAAATCGAATATTGCTGGAGCTGGAGGAACTGTTTGTAACCAATAAACAGTATTCATTTGTTCCAAAATATTCGAATTTGTACCAGCTAGTTTTGGTTTTACCAGATATGTACCTGGTGTTATTATATCATTGCAATCAATATAAGAAGGATTTATAGAATCTATGTAAACGTTATATGTTGCACCACTATTGAATAGATTATATCGTACCCATCCAGTTTCACCAAGTGTGGTATCAACCATCGCGGTAAAACCGGAAACCAAAATCTCTTCAAATGAACTTGGATTTCCACCTAAACCAATTGTATACTTTTTAGTTTGATAGAGGTAAACAGTTTTTGTTATACCATCATTTATAAAGGTCGAACCCAAATATTCATTTAGATATGATCTATAACCCGTGCTTCCAGTTGTAGTTGAAAACGCTGTTCTGGAAACCCATAATGTATCTCCAGTATTAAATGTTGTTGGGAAAGTAAGGTCTGGATCTTGAATTGTTAATTGTATTACTCTTTGGCTTATATTTGAACCAGAAGAATACAATGAAACTGCAGGAATACTTACATTTCCACCAGCCATATCAGAATATTTTCTAGGAGCAACTTTCGTTGTTGCTGTTGTAGAATAATAATCTGGATTGTAGTAATCATAATAATTAGCTTGATCTGGGACGGGGTATAATGTTTCCAGTTCTTGGGACGTTAGTTTTCCTACATTTATCGTTACGCCTGTTCCACTTATAGTATTTGTTGCACTGTCATATGCAAATCCATCAATACCAACAGCAGTACCACTATTATTATAAAGAATTTTTCCACTTGGACCGCTGATTGGTATAGCCCCACCAGCAATTCCTTGTATACCTTGCTGCCCTATAATTCCTTGTATACCCTGTATACCTTGAGTACCAGTTCCAATCAGTCCTTGTATTCCCTGTTGTCCTTGAATTCCTTGAATTCCTTGGCGACCTTGGATACCCTGAATTCCCTGAATTCCTTGAAGACCTCTACGACCGTCATAACCAATTGGACCTACAGAACCTGTAGTACCACGGTTTCCTTGAATACCTTGTATTCCCTGTGAACCAGTTGCACCACGAATTCCTTGTATACCCTGCGATCCACTACCAGCAATACCTTGTATTCCTTGTGTTCCATTATCGCCTTTAATACCTTGAACACCCTGAGCACCATTTGTTCCCTGGATACCTTGTATTCCTTGGACTCCCGTTGTTCCTTGGATTCCTTGGATTCCTTGGATTCCCTGCTGCCCTTGTTGACCTTGAATTCCTTGAATTCCTTGACGACCTTGAATTCCTTGAATTCCCTGAATACCTTGAAGACCTCTACGACCATCATATCCTACAGGACCAACAGATCCTGTTGTGCCACGATTTCCTTGAATTCCTTGAATTCCTTGTGAACCAATAGTTCCTTGAATTCCTTGCGAACCTTGGAATCCTTGGATGCCCTGCGTTCCTTGCGGGCTTTGAATCCCTTGAATTCCCTGTATTCCCTGAGAACCAACACTACCCTGGATACCTTGTATTCCTTGAGAACCAGAAGTTCCTTGGATACCTTGTATTCCTTGAGAACCAACACTACCTTGAATACCTTGTATTCCTTGAGATCCAACAATACCTTGGACACCTTGTGTTCCTGTGTTTCCACGAATACCTTGAATTCCTTGAGAACCAACACTACCTTGAATACCTTGTATTCCTTGTGGACTTTGAATTCCTTGTATTCCTTGAATTCCTTGAGAACCAACAGTACCTTGAATACCTTGAATGCCCTGTGAACCTTGGAATCCTTGGATGCCTTGTATTCCTTGAGAACCAATAATTCCTTGTAGACCTTGAGTTCCTTGGGGACTTTGAATTCCCTGTATGCCCTGTATTCCTTGGAAACCGCGAATTCCCTGTATACCTTGAATTCCTTGTGGTCCAACAGTTCCTTGAATTCCCTGCGAACCAATAATTCCTTGAATACCTTGGAGACCTCTACGGCCATCATAGCCAACTGGTCCTACAGATCCAGTAATCCCACGATTTCCCTGTATTCCCTGAACACCTTGAGAACCAATAATTCCTTGGGTTCCCTGAATACCCTGAGTTCCAATTCCAACTAGACCTTGTATTCCTTGGATGCCCTGAGTTCCGTTAGTGCCTCTAATTCCCTGGATACCTTGAATACCTTGAGCACCATTATTTCCTTGGATTCCCTGTAGACCCTGTGTTCCGGTTGTCCCTTGAATTCCTTGAATACCTTGAGCACCATTATTTCCTTGGATACCCTGAATACCTTGATGGCCTTGGATACCTTGAATTCCCTGCAAACCACGACGACCATCATATCCTACAGGACCAACTGAACCTGTTATACCTCTTGCGCCAAGTATTCCTTGGATACCTTGTATTCCCTGAGAACCAATAATTCCTTGAATTCCCTGCGTTCCTTGAGAACCAATAATTCCTTGTAGACCTTGAGTTCCTTGCGAACCAACAATTCCTTGTAGACCTTGAGTTCCTTGCGAACCAATAATTCCTTGTAGACCCTGGGTTCCTTGGGGACTCTGAATACCTTGAATTCCCTGTGTTCCCTGAGAACCAATAATACCTTGGATACCTTGTGTTCCCTGAGAACCAATAATTCCTTGAAGACCTTGAGTTCCTTGACGACCCTGAATACCTTGGATGCCTTGTATCCCTTGGGGGCTTTGAATTCCTTGGATTCCTTGTACACCCTGAGCTCCCTGTGCCCCAGCAATACCTTGAATACCTTGAGTTCCTTGAGGGCTTTGAATTCCCTGTAAACCCTGAGTTCCCTGAGAACCAATAATTCCTTGGAGACCTTGAGTTCCCTGGGAGCCAGCTATACCCTGGATACCTTGTATTCCTTGGGGACTTTGTATACCTTGAAGACCCTGTGTACCCTGACGACCCTGGATACCCTGAATGCCTTGAATTCCCTGGCTTCCAATAATTCCTTGTATACCTTGTAAACCTCTACGACCATCATACCCAACAGGACCTACAGAACCAGTTGTTCCTCTATTTCCTTGGATTCCCTGTATACCCTGCGTGCCCTGAATTCCCTGAGAGCCAATGATACCTTGAACACCTTGAGTTCCCTGAGAGCCAATAATTCCTTGGAGACCTTGAGTTCCTTGAGAGCCAATAATTCCTTGGAGACCTTGAGTTCCCTGAGAACCAGCGATACCTTGAATACCTTGAGTTCCTTGAGGACTTTGAATTCCCTGTAAACCTTGAGTTCCCTGAGAACCAATAATTCCTTGAATTCCTTGTCTACCCTGTACCCCCTGCAACCCCTGAAGACCTTGGAGACCTCTTCTTCCATCGTATCCTACAGGACCAACAGAACCTGTAGTTCCACGACTTCCTACAATACCTTGAATTCCTTGTGAACCAATAGTTCCTTGAATTCCTTGGATGCCCTGAGCACCTTGGAAGCCTTGAATTCCTTGGATGCCCTGAGAACCAATAGTTCCTTGTATTCCTTGAATTCCCTGAGAACCATCATTTCCACGAATTCCTTGTATACCTTGTACACCCTGAGTTCCGTCACTTCCACGAATTCCTTGAATTCCTTGTGACCCTTGGAAACCCTGTATACCTTGAATACCCTGTGGACTTTGGATTCCCTGAATTCCTTGGCGACCTTGAATTCCTTGCAAACCTTGAGAGCCATCATTACCACGGATACCCTGCAAACCTTGAGAGCCATCATTACCACGAATTCCCTGAAGACCTTGAGTTCCAGTTCCAGCTAAACCTTGGATTCCTTGAACACCCTGAGTTCCATTATCACCTTTAATTCCTTGGATTCCTTGAACGCCTTGTGATCCTTGGTTCCCTTGAATTCCCTGAATGCCCTGCGAACCTTGGTTTCCTTGAATTCCTTGTAAACCTTGTGAGCCAAGAATACCTTGAATGCCTTGTGAGCCCTGGTTTCCCTGAATTCCTTGAATTCCTTGAATTCCTTGAGTTCCCTGTAATCCCCTACGACCATCATACCCAACAGGACCTACAGAACCAGTTGTTCCTCTATTTCCTAGAATACCTTGGATTCCTTGAATACCTTGAATACCCTGTGAACCTTGGAAGCCTTGGATGCCCTGTATTCCTTGGAAACCGCGAATTCCCTGTATGCCTTGAATTCCTTGACGACCTTGTATACCTTGAATTCCCTGTATACCCTGTATTCCAAGAATACCCTGAATACCTTGACGACCTTGGATTCCTTGAGTGCCTTGTATTCCCTGTGCACCATCAAATCCTTGAATTCCTTGAATTCCCTGTATACCACCAGATGTTGCACCACTAAATCCAGTAGGATAAAAATTTAATGTATATGTTATACCAGCTGTAGGTAATGTTGTTCCCGCTACAAAACGGATTGGGAATGCAAAATAATCATCTGTGGAATTATATTCATAATAAACACCACTTGATGGGTCTGCATCATAAAATTCATATGCAAGAATATAATTATCTGTATCAAATTTTCTTTCTCTTATATAGAGATACCCCTTAACATCGTCTGGCGATCCCCACCAAGTCTTCAAATAACCAGACAATCCAATTGCATCTGCATCTCTGCTATGAATGAATATTAAAGATGGATCATCTGGATTTACAGAGCCACCAAGTGGACACAATCCTGTTGCTGGTCCAGGTAATTGATATCCACAGTTGTTAAACTGGAATTTTCCAGGATTTATTATTAATGCTGGATCTTCATATTGGAATAGAAGACCAGTATTATAACCAGAAGAACCTGAGCTAGAATCTCCCTTTGGACCTTGAAGACCTTGTGTTCCTTGAATTCCTTGCGATCCCTGTAAGCCTTGGGAACCACGCAATCCTTGAATTCCTTGTATGCCCTGTGATCCTTGGTTTCCTTGCAAACCTTGGATTCCTTGTGATCCAGCAATACCTTGGAGACCTTGGGTACCATTTGTTCCCTGAATACCTTGAATACCCTGTGAACCTTGATTTCCTTGAATACCCTGAATTCCTTGACGGCCCTGTACGCCCTGTAAACCCTGTATACCCTGAGCACCACGGCGACCGTCGTATCCTACAGGACCAACTGAACCCGTATTTCCTCTTATACCAAGTATACCTTGTATACCTTGAACACCCTGAGAACCAACTAAACCTTGAATTCCTTGGAAACCTTGTATACCAAAAATACCTTGAATTCCTTGAGAACCAATAATTCCTTGAGAACCTTGAATTCCCTGTAATCCCTGTAGACCATCATTGCCACGAATTCCTTGTATTCCCTGCGAACCAACAATTCCTTGAGAACCCCGAATTCCCTGAATTCCTTGTGTTCCTGTTCCAGAAGTTCCTTGTAGTCCCTGAACTCCTTGTGCTCCCTGTAGACCTCTGCGACCATCATAGCCTACAGGACCAACTGAACCTGTTGTGCCACGGTTACCCTGTATTCCTTGAACACCCTGTGTTCCTTGAGGACCAAATAAACCTTGAATACCTTGAGTACCAAGAATTCCTTGAATGCCCTGTGCACCCTGGTTTCCTTGAATTCCTTGGATTCCCTGGGATCCTTGGTTTCCCTGAATTCCTTGGATTCCTTGTCTTCCCTGCGTTCCCTGTATTCCTTGAATACCTTGAATTCCTTGAATACCAAGCAATCCTTGAATTCCTTGGAGTCCTTGAATTCCTTGGGCCGCAGCCAGTCCCGGTGTTCCTTGTGGACCTTGGATACCTTGGATGCCCTGAACACCAAACATTCCCTGAATACCTTGAACACCTTGGGCACCACGACGACCGTCATAACCTACAGGACCAACTGAACCTGTGGTTCCCTTGTATCCTTGTATTCCTTGAACTCCCTGTATTCCCTGTATACCCTGTATACCAACTAAACCTTGAGAACCATGAACACCCTGCGTACCCTGTGGTCCAACTATACCTTGAATACCTTGGATTCCTTGGATTCCAAGAAGACCCTGAGTTCCCTGTATTCCCTGTGTTCCTTGAATTCCTTGACGGCCTTGAATTCCTTGGATACCCTGCAAGCCTTGAATACCAAGAATACCCTGAATACCTTGTATTCCTTGTGCTGCAGCTTGTCCCGGGGTTCCCTGTAAGCCCTGAATGCCTTGAACACCCTGAACACCAAACATTCCCTGAATACCTTGTACGCCTTGAGCACCACGACGACCATCATAACCCACAGGACCTACGGAACCAGTATTTCCTCTTGTACCAAGTATACCTTGTATACCTTGAACCCCTTGTCTTCCTTGGAGTCCTTGTATTCCTTGATTTCCTTGTAGTCCTTGAGCTCCCTGTAAACCCTGTGTCCCCGATCCACTGCCACCAGTAAAACCACTAAATCCTGTTGGATAAAAATTTATAGAATAAAGATTTCCATCCGTGGGGAATGCTGAACCACCAACATAACGAATGGGAATTGCAAAATAATCATTTGCACTATTATACTCATAGTATGTTCCAGTTCCCTGATCATACACCTCAAAAACAAGATTATAATCTGGTGTGGTAAAAGTTCTATCTTTAATGTAGATGTAACCTTTTACATCTTTTGGTGATCCCCACCAAGTTTCTATATAACCAGAAATTCCAATTGTTTGATAATCTTTACTATGAATAAAAAGTAAAGTTACTTGAGTATAGTCATTATTTACACATGGAGCTGGAGTTGGGTCTCCTGGAATTTGACCTCCACATATATTAAATTGGAATTCACCGGGCTGCGGATAATCTGGACTTCCAACTGGTTCGTCATATTGATATACTAAACCTGTGTGGTATCCAGCAGAACTACCTGATCCCGGATCACCTTTTGCTCCCTGAATTCCCTGAACACCTTGAGACCCTTGAAGTCCTTGTCTTCCTTGTACTCCTTGAGTTCCTTGGATACCTTGCGCACCACGACGACCGTCGTATCCCACGGGACCAACTGAACCTGTTGTGCCTCTGTTTCCTTGATTTCCTTGAATACCTTGAGTTCCCTGAGATCCAGCAAGTCCTTGTAAACCTTGCAATCCTTGTGGGGACTGTATTCCCTGTATACCTTGTGATCCCTGAATCCCCTGAATACCCTGCGATCCCTGAATACCCTGAATACCCTGAGAGCCCAAAATTCCTTGAATACCTTGAATGCCCTGTGAACCAACTAAACCCTGAATCCCTTGGAAACCTTGTATACCAAAGAGACCTTGAATTCCTTGTACACCCTGAGTTCCTTGTGCACCTCTACGACCATCATAACCCACGGGACCAACAGAACCAGTATGGCCTCTATATCCCTGAACACCCTGGACTCCCTGAGCACCAGTGGCACCCAATGGAAGCAGTCCAGCGTCACCTACAACTGCTTCACCATTTTCGTCTGTTATAATGTAATAAAGGTGTCCATCATTTATGAACAAACTTGTAATTGATGCTCCTGTGTTTCCTACAGGTCCTGTTGCACCCGTAGCCCCGGTAGCACCCGTAGTTCCACTTCCAACCCCAACAACTTTCCATTGCTGGCTCCCGGTTGTTCCATCATAATAATAGAGCTGGCCTTCCGGTTTATTATAAACAATTTGGCCACCACGAGTTAAAGAATTACTTACATCAACAAAAAGCTCAAATCCCGGTGTAATTGAATTATAAAATACGATATCATTATTCTGGAGCCCAGTTATAGTTCCAAATGATGCATGCAAATTTGATGCATTTTTAATAAGATATTTTTTATTTTTAATTAATTCTGGAACTAAAGTATTGTCTGTCTGTATACCATCAATTTTAAAATCAATATCAACAGAATCTAGCAGATAAAAGAAGTCTGCCCCGCTTATGTTTGCAGCGCGATTTGCCTGTTTGATTATGTCAATAAGTTCTATTGGCATTTTTAAGAAAAATTAAATTATGTTACAACCACGTTTCTTGTTCCCAAGTTAGCGTTTGTACTCCTATATATGTAGTAGTTTTCTGCATAACCATTTGAATTTGTTACACTTAAAGTTACAGGTGGCTCAAAACCACCTGCAAAACCCCCAACAGTAAACGTTGCTGTCCCCAGCCTTGAAGGATAGGCATAGTAAACATACTGGCCAGCCCCAGAAGTAATAGTAAATGTATAAGATTTAGAATTTTGTAGAACTGGAGTTAAAGCTATTACATCGGAGGAAGTTAAAGATATTAAACTTGAAATGCCATAGTAAATATTGTTTATAAAACTAAAAGTTGTTGTGGCAACTGAACTGGACCCAGAACCATTTCTAGCAGTTGCTGTTAATGTTATTGTTTGTGGTGGACTTGTATATGTGACTCCAGCAGCACTGGTAAATGAATAAGAAGTGTAAGGTGAATTAACGGTAATCGGGAAACCAAATCCCGACGATATAGATAACGTTAATCCAGTAGGAATGCTAACAGCTGTATATGCAATTGTTGCGGTTCTTGTATTTAAAGTAAAGTTTCCAGAACCAATCAAGTTATTAGAAGGAATTGTTGTGGTAAAACTTGAAATTGCAAATGTTAAATCTGCTGGATTAAACACATCATAGTTTCTTATATAATCAAAAGTTAAACTTCCATCTTGGGCTAAGAATACCAATTTTCTTGCAAGACCACTAGTTCCATTAACAAAATTTGAAGATTTTGTTATTCCTGTATTTGTATCAAATAGCTGTTCATTTATACTAATAGAACCTGTAGCACCAGTATTGCCTGCTGGACCTTGTAATCCAGTTAAATTTATAGACCAAGAATCGTATGTTCCACTTCCAGTTTGACTAGTTACCGACAAAATTAAAGTATAACCAGAATACGAACTTACTATTCCATTAAAATAAACTGCTGTATTAGATGTACTTACAACAATTACTTCTTGTTTTGGTGTATATGCGAGATTATTATCTGTTACTGTTAATGTAACAGATGACAGAGCTCCCACTGTTAGGCTAGTAGAAGAGTTTGTTTTATACCTATCCCCAGCATCTCCTTGTAAGCCAACAAGCCCCTGAATACCTTGTAATCCCTGTGTTCCCTGAGTTCCTTGGGTTCCTTGAGCACCGTCTGTACCAGCCGCACCACCACCTCCACCGCCACCCAAAATAATTTCTCTGGGTGGAAGAATTGTTAAACTTGGATACTGAGTTCCAGTATTTAAATTTAAAGAGGGATAATCGCCTGTATTTTCTACAGTTAGTTGGTTAACAGTTGTGTTGGCTGTAAATGATGGTTTTTCTGGAACAATCTGAACATTAATTTGTGGGTATGGACCATCATTACTCACAGTAACGTCTGGCATTATAGTCTTGTAACCTCATCTAGAACTTCTATAGTTCCTCTCAAAATTGTGGTAACTGTATTTCCTACTGGTTCGATTAATTGGATATCATATTTTGGTGTAGAATTTGGTGTTAACTGGCCCGTATAAGTAGCTCCAATTGACACATAAATCGTTCCACCTGTTGCTGATGCGCATAAACCACCGTATATGCCTTCTGGCATAGTTGCACCAGTAAATCCACTTGGAACATTTATAACATATGATGCAACTAAAGACGACGGATAGTAGCCCTTTCTTAATTGCATGGATAGCGTGCAACCAGAAAGATTGTATGCTGTGCTTCCTTCTGAAAAATACATGGCCCAGCGAATACTGTCTCCTTGGATGATAGAAATGTCGTAGTTTGCGCTCATGGATGCTCCAAAAAATAATAGCCTATGTTACTAGGCTATTATTAAATATTTAGATGTTTTAAACCATTAAAGTGTCACGGCTTCTGCCTTCTTCAAATCTACGCCCAAAGTAGTCTTATTTGAATTTTGCTCTATCATTTTGTGCTTTTCTGCTAGAGCTTTTTGCTGTTGTTCATTAAATTCTGCAACAGCTTTCAAATAAACTTCTTTGTTCTTCTTAATTCTTTCTCTATGTTCTTCTGGGAGATGATTTTCAGAAAGTAGCTTTTCACATGCTGCCAGACCGATATGCATCCTACCAACATAGAAGGCTGTGGTTGCGATCTCATCCAAAATTCCCCAATTGTAAACTGCATGGTCTACAAACAGAATATCTTCCTTTGGAGGAGCAATCGTAATTGCATGTGAGGCGATCATAAATGCATTTCTTGGTCTTTCATGCTTTCTGTAAACACAGGAAAGATGATAAAGGGCTTCTGCTCTGTTTGGTCTGACATCATATGCTGCCATAAAAGCATCAGCAACTTCTGGCAATGGACGACCTAAAATTTCTCTGCAAATTCCCACACGAATCCAAGAGTAGAACACCTCTTCTGGCCAATTGCCCATTTCAATTCTCTTAAGATATTCCTTTTCAGCTACATCATAAAGTTGAGCATCAAACGCAGACTGTGCTGCATAGAATTGCTTGCGGACTGACTGAGGATCTTTTTCAAGAAACTTCTTCAATAAGAAGTAGTCTCTTGCATATTTTTCACGATCACTGTTTACCTCTCTGGATCTACAACCTTCGGTTCTAACGTTCCAAGAGTAATCTCCTTCCAAACGTTGAACATTCATGGGTTGGTCGCAAATAGCATATTCGTGCAGAGGCTCTTCAAACCACCACTGTTTCTTTCCAAGATTGAATAGTTGTGCACGATACCAAATCATATTTCCCCGTACAATCTTAACAACATAACCATCAAGATTGTCATCAAACTTATCTACTGGAAGAGTGCCTTCGATATTATCATCGGCATCAATCATCAGTGCCCACTTTGTCTTGCCGTAGCAGTGCTTTAGAACATTCGTTCTGTTTGTTCCGAAGTCTTCCCACTTGTGATCCAAGATTTCTCCAGGAATACCTTTTTCATCAAAGAATTCTTTGATGATCTGCTTGGTATTATCGATGGATCCTGTATCAGCGATCACATAGTAATCGATGTATTTTGCGACTGATTCTAGGCACCGCTTGATATTTGGTGCCTCGTTTTTGACGATCATAGTAAGAGTTAAATTGTGCATAGTCATCCTTATGAATTAAAAAATTTACGCAAAGAACCTGGATTAAATTTAGGAATAAGTTGCCAGTTTGCTTTTTCCTCATGCTTGATAATTTTAATTGCATTAAGAGGCATCTTATCTTTAATCTTTTCTTTGTCAACAATATCTAAAAGGTCCCATTCTTCCAAAAGAGAAATGATCGCATTTCTGCGTTTTAAATCCTCTTCTGTAATATTAGACGGAAGCCCATCTAAAGAAAATAATTCTTTAAAATGGGCAATTATATAAACTTCGTTTTTATGTATTAAATGGCAGGATTGGTACAGTATGTTTTTTCCTTTTGGAGAAACACCCATTCTTGATAGGGTTTCTCTTACAACCATAAAATCATCTGGTTCTTGTAATTTTACCTGTACGCCAACGCCTTTAAATACTTGATCTGAGATTTGTGACATTTCACATCCTTACTGATTACATCCACCCTTTTCAAGATATTTCTTCAATTTTTCAATATCTCGGGGACCAAGTATATTTAGTACTTCCTGCGCCTTTGCTTCTGTATAACCATAAACTGCGCGAATTATGGCTATATTCTCCTCTGTTTCCTTTTTAAGCCAAGAAGAGTATCTTTTCTTTTTTCTCACTCCATGAAGATAATAATCAAACTGTGTTTTATTGTCTAACCATGGTGCACAGTTCATTTCATTGGAATGGAATATAGTATCAGGAAAATAGGAAAGACACCTATTTACAACAAATGCAGGATAATACTTCTTTGCATTCTCGTCAGAATCTAGAAGTGGCTTTTTGTCATAGTTGATACTTGAAAGAAAGTGTTTAAGCTCCATTAGTTAAACTCACATTCCATCATCAATTGGACAATCAAAGCCATTGTGTTGATTTCCTGGTCTGCAGCAAATGCAGATTTGTACTGGTACTCACCTATAATCAAAATGGCGGTAGGAATGGAACTTGGCTTCAGTGCGGTATATAGCTCATTATAAAGACGCTTGAAGAAATCGGCAGTGTTTAAATCTAGATTTTGAACTACCCACTTTCTGCATGCAACAAACTCCTTTTTCTTCATAAAACCCAGCAACTCTTTATATGATTCACTGCTACCTTGAGCAAGGATGCCAACATCAATTTTTCCAGAAGAAGAATAGCGCTGAAGTTCATTGATGATTCTACGAATATCTGGAAAATGCTTTTTAACTAGATTTACCAAAACTGGTGTTTCATACGGGATGTTTTCCGTATTCAAAATATACTCTAGGCGCTTCATTACCATAGAAGCCAGTTGAGCTTTTTCTGCATTGGGAATAGTAAAGTCAATACCGCTGCAACGAGAATGCAGAGGTTCGATGATTCTATTTTTATAGTTACAGGTCATTATAAACCTGCAGTTCTTGGCAAACTCCTCTATTGCTCCACGCAATGCTGGCTGTATAGACTGTGCGTTTGCATAATCAAACTCATCCAAAATTACAACCTTTACATTACCATTAAGAGAAATGGTAGATGCATAGTGGCGAATCTTGGTCCTTAGAGTATCAATACCATTTTCTTCTGAGCAGTTAATCAAAAGACTATCTGAACCAATATCGTTGGCCAGAGCCTTTGCAACTGTGGTTTTACCAGTGCCAGCCTTACCATAAAGAATTAAATTGGGTATCTTGCCCTCTTTTACCATACCGGAAAAGACGATACCCAAATCAGTAGGAAGGATACAATCAGACAAAGTTTTGGGTCGATACTTTTCAACCCAAAGAAGGTCACTTGGAGTGTTCAAGTTAGTTCCTCTTTACGGCAACATAATAAGATAGATCAAGAGTTTTGTGATTAAACTTTGCCAAGATGGTCTCTGTCAGTTCTACTGAGTAAGCACCTGGAAGAAGCTTTAGTTCCGATACCTCAACAATACCTTCAAAATCTGGTCCAGAATACTTCTCTTGAATAACAATTTCAAAATTATTTGAAGACCCCTTGCTCTCGTCTTCAACTACAATCTTAATTGTACCATCTTCTGCTACAAGTTTAAGATCGTTAACCTGAAGGATATTTGCTGCCTTATAGATTTCGTTAAGATCCTTTTCCTCTAGATCAAACTTAATAACAGTCTTCGGCATCTTGATATCCTTCTTTGGAACATCAAGGAGAGAAGGCTCAGCATAGTAATACTCAATGCTGGATCTACCGTTTGTAATTACAACATGGGTATCATGGAACTCAAGATCCGGGTTGTTGAATAGACTAGCAACTCCCAAGAACTGGTTTAGATCCCAGATAGGTACATCAACATCAAAGTCTTCTGAGACCTTTGCCTCAACATACATGTTTCCACCAGGAGACTTTGTTTTTAAAGTATTCCCTGGCTTGATAATGATGTTAGAATTAATAGATGCGAAGTTTTTAAGGATTGCGTATGTCTCTTTTGAGAGACGCATTTTTGTCACAGTTGTCATATATAGATGTTCCTAATTTAGTCAAAGTCTTTTTTATACATTGAATCATTCAACCGCTGTTTCTGTTCATGGCGGTTTCCACGCTTGTTTCTATTCTGTTGCTTTTTGCTGAAGCCTGAAGGCTTGTTCTTGCGACGATTAGTAAACTTTTCAAAACTCTCTTCGTTCATAACCTTTATTATAACTCCATTCTTCTTCAATACAAATATATTTATACAAGAGATTTAATCTTAGAAAAATTATTTTTCTTTTCAAACTGTAGTGATTGGTCAAATTTGTCAACCAGTTGATCTGCTTTGTGACTGATAATAAAAATAGAACACTTGCTCTTCATTTTATTTAATATTTTAAGAAAAGATTCTGTGCCAGATGCATCCAACGATGAATCAAGAATTTCATCAAATATTAAAAGATTGCAGTTCAAGCTGTTCTTCATCTTGGCTACTTCACGCCAAGTCAGCAGTATGGCCAGATCGATACGCTGCTTCTCTCCCTCAGAGAAAGAGGAATATGAGAATGCATCTCGGTATCTGGATTTGATTGTTTCCTTGAACTCCTCATCGATGGTGAAGTCAACATAGAGATTAAGTTTTCCGAGGAATTTATTGACGAGTCCATTGATGATGGGAACATAATGCTTGATAATACGGCTTTTAAGTCCACCATCCTTGAGAATATCATATACAATGTCATGGTGAATCTGTTCTTGAATAAGTTTTTCAACATGTTTTGCAATTTCATCTTTTTTTCTTTCTGAATCAGTCAAGCTGGCTAGTAAAGTAGTCAGATTGTTAGCTGCTTGTTTTTCTTTTATATCTTTCTCCAAAATTTTAATATTGGATTCGGAATTTCCAATTCTGTACTTGATTCCATTAATGTCATTTACTAGTGTTTCTACTTCATCTGATATTTTTTCTAAATCTTTAGTATATTGTTCTAGATCTTGATTCTTTTTTGTTGCAACCTTTAACGCATCAAAACATTCTTTTGATTTTATTCTTTTTTCTTGAATATGTTTTTGTTTTTGTTCTTCCGGAAGAACCTGTAAGCAACACTTACAAGTTGCATTCTCTTCCAAAGCCTGTATATCTTCAAGCAATGTAGTTTTTAAAGTTTCCAGTTTAATTAACATTCCGGGAACATCTTTAAGGGATCCAATTTTCTTTTTTAAATCTAAAATTTGAGTTGTTTTGTTGGAATGTGATACAAGTAAAATTTTTAAACTTTCATTATCTTCTTTTATTTCACTCTTATACTGTAAAATTCTTTCCTCAAGAATTTTTATATCTCCAGCATTACTGGTTTTTACTTGTTCAATAAATTCTTTCTGAGATTTAATTTTTTCATGAGAAATCTTTAAAAGACTATTTTGTTCAGCAATATCTACCTTTAAAGATCCCAACTGTCCCTTTACATATACATTCATATCAGCAAGTATATCAAGTTCTAGGAGCCCTTCTATGATCTTTCTTCGCTCCATAGGGGTCAATTGCATAAATGGTATGAAGTTCGATTTACCAAGGATTACGACCTGTTTAAAGGCAGAGTAATCGAATCCCAGGATCTGTTCTTCAAACATCTCTTGGTAGTCTTTAGACTTAGCATTTTGGTCTAAAAGTTTGCCATCCTTGTGTATTTCAAAAATTTTAGGAGACAAGCCTCTTCTAATGAGATAATGAGAATTTGATTTTTTAAATTCTATCTCAACTAAACAATTTTTCCCATTGACCGTATTTACCAACTGCGGAATATTGATTGGCCTAAAAGGTTTGCCAAACAGCCCAAAGCACAGAGAATCTAACAGAGCAAAAGACTTGCCATGTCCATTTGTTCCCGTGACAAGAACCGTTTTTCTGCTGTTTAAATCAATTTCTGAAAAGTTGTTTCCAAACGATCCAAAGTTTTTAAATCGGACTTTTAAAAATTCAATCACTCTTCATCCTTTGACAATGCCGAATTATAAGCCTCATCGATGATCTTGGCAAGTATTTTTTTATCAACAGAATTATCGTTTATTATTTCTATTTCTTCGTGCAATAGCTGCAATGTATCTTTATGGACATCAACAGCAACCAATTCTGGATTAGTTGTTACTTCATCTGTTATTGCCAATTCTGCCACGCCTGCCTCATAGAATTTATCCACGTACTTTTCAAAAGCTGGAGCCTTAGTACGCTTCTTGATAAAGACCTTAACATAGCAATCTTTAAAATCTTCATAATTGAGTTTTTGTGGCTCGTCCTCGTTATAATCAAGCGTGTAGAAAAGCTTTCTTGGATTTTTAATAAACGATAAAGTACGATCCTTGAAGTCAAATACGTGGAAGCCCTTGTCTTCCCAAACGTCTGAGAAAGCCATCTGGTATTGCGTACCCAAATAGTGAATATTATCACGACTAGACTTAACGTGATAGTGACCAGTAAGAACGTATTCAAACTTGTTAAAATGTCTCGGGTCATAACCTTGGTCTACAAATATGCCACGAATACTCTGAAATCCAAGTAATTCCAAATGCCCAAATAATATTGGGCAGGTTGTGTTTATTATAAAGTCTGCAGTTTTTTCTTCATTCTCTGGGTTAATCCACGGAATGAGAGCCACACACCCTGAGCTAGTTTTTATTTCTGTTGGCTCTGAATATATTTCCCAATTGCCATATCCAAAAATTAATTCATCTAATGAATTTACTCTATTATTGTTTTTGTAATATGTATCGTGGTTACCACATATTGCAATAACTTTGACTCCCATATCACGCAAGGGTTCAAAAAATCTAGTTCTAACTTCATTCAATGTTTTAAAATTGATGTATTTTCTTCTGTCAAATACATCTCCCAAATGAAAAATTGTAGTTATATTGTTTTCTTTCATATAAGGAAACAGTTGGTTTTCCATAAATGAAAGAAAGTATTCTAATACGATTGGGGAATCAGCTTTATACCCAAAATGGGTATCATTTAATAGTACAGCTTTCATAATTTTATTTTTAGAGTCCGTTTTTCTTTAACACGTATTCTTTTTTTGCTAATTCCATATCAGAATCAACCATCATTTTTGCTAATTGAAATACATCTGTTGTTGCCATCCAATTAAGTTTTTGTCTTGCTTTTGAAGAATCGCCCAAAAGTTCATCTACTTCAGCTGGTCTAAAATATTTTGAATCTACTATAACATACTTATTATAGTCTAACCCAACTAAACCAAATGCATAATGACAAAACTCTTTTACAGATATCATTTTTCCTGTAGCTATAACATAATCATCGGGAGTATCTTGTTGTACTATTCTCCACATGGCATCAACATAATCACCAGCATAACCCCAGTCACGCAATGCTTCTAAATTTCCCAATCTTAAATCACTTTGTAGTCCATAATAAATTCTTCCAACGGCTCTTGTAATTTTTCTTGTAACAAATGTTTCTCCCCGTCTTGGACTTTCATGATTAAACAGTATACCACAAGATGCATGTAAATTATAACTTTCTCTGTAATTTACAGTAAGCTGATGCCCATATACTTTTGCACATCCATACGGAGATCTTGGGTAAAATGGCGTTGTTTCCTTTTGAGGTACTTCTTGCACTTTTCCAAACATCTCGCTGCTAGATGCTTGATAATATTTTATTTGTTTTTTAGAAATATTTTGTTGCTCTTTTACAGCTTCTAAAGTATTGAGTGTGCCGATACCATCGGCAATACCAGTGTAAATTGGCATGTCAAATGATACTTTTACATGACTTTGTGCTCCGAGATTGTACACTTCATCGGGTTCTATTTTTGAAACAATACTTTGAATGCTATTATAATCAGTCAAGTCACCATAATGAAGAAAAAAAGTTTTATTATAAACATCAGGATCATTAATAATATGTTCCAAACGACCCGTATTAAAAGAAGAACTTCTTCTTAATAAACCGTGAACAGTATATCCCTTTGTTAATAACAAATCCGTAAGGTAACTACCATCTTGTCCAGAAATTCCGGTAATAAATGCTGTTTTCATATATCTAATGAATTTTTCTTTATTCTTGTTTTTTTAGCTTTTTTTGGTACACAGAGTTTATCAAATCTTTCCATGTCTGAATCTGTCAAACCAAAAAAGTCTTTTCGGCCCACATCAACACCAGCATAAACTTCATTAAACCAATTTTGGAAGTCTTTATTATTTTGCTGTTCTGCAAATTTGTATTGTGTGTATTTTTCTTTCTTCTCTTTATTTATTATACGAACAAAAGAAAACCAGCATATTTGGGTTAGATAACCAAATGGGCTGGTTGAAAGTTTTGGATCAAAATTATCAATATAGGTTATGCAGTTTAGTACACCATCAGAAACCATTTCTTCTCTATATGGGTAGTTTGCAAAATTTGGTCTGTATGATAATCGGGTTGCTATTTTTAGTATGCAGTCACCAATATAATCTGGAAGCTTTGGTTTCTTTTTTCCATTGGAGTCTGCATCTTTACACTTTTTTTTATAGTCTACTAAAGCACCATACAGAGCCTGATTATCTACATAATCAGCATCAGATGGCTTTGACTTTTTCTTTTTCTTCTTTTTCACAATTATAATATACAGGATATATTGTATATGTCAACCATTAGGTGATAACCATTGTTCCAAAGAAATCCTTGGTTCCCAACCCAAATCTCTTTTTATTTTTGTGTTATCTGCCAATGTTATTCTGGCTTCTCCGGGTCTTGGAGTAATATTCATTGTTGGTCCACCTAGCATCTTTGCTATCTCATTTACAGAGTAATTTACTCCCGTGCCAACATTATAGAGTTGACCAAAGTTATAATCCTCTCCAAAATTTTTTGTTGCTGCTATTATATTTGCGGCAACAACATCAGAAACATGAACAAAGTCTCGTTTTTGTTCTCCATCACCAACAATTGTCATAGTTTCATTATTTCTTTTTTGTCTTTGAAATATACCAATGACTGGTGCATATTGTCCCTTGATTGGTTGTCGCTCTCCATAAACATTAAAATATCTAAAAATTACAGTATTTAAATTAAAAAGATTTGTATACATTTTACAGAGTTCTTCTCCAGCAACTTTTGTTACTGAATAAGGATTCAAACAATCATTCTTCATTTCCTCTTTTGATGGAGAGTCATTCACTAAACCATATGCAGAAGATGTTGATGAATACATAACTCTCTTTACTTTATATCTTCTAGAAAGTTCCAATATAGTTGCCGTGCCTAAAACATTTGCCTCAACTGCTTTTAATGGATCTTCGATACAAGGCTGTATTCTTGCTTCTGCGGCTATATGAAAAACCACATCGGGTGAGTGACGTTCAAATACCTCAGAACACATAACATAATCACAAACATTATATTTGTAATTGTAAGCCTGCTCATTCCAGTAAAACTGATCGTGTGCATCAGATGACTCGTTATCTATTACAACTACCGTGTGACCCTGTTTTAACAGTGTATCTACTAAATTTGATCCTATAAATCCTGCTCCACCTGTTACTAGACAATTCATATTTTTTTCCTAATTTATTTTTTTATAAAAATTGTATTTATTTGATCTTTGTAAACTATTTTATAATTATAATTTATAAGAGTTTCTGTCAAAGTTTCCATTTCAAAAACATATTTTTTAAATTGTTGAAAACTTTCATGTTCGTCTTCTATTTCAACAATCATCATTTTTGGCTTCCATATATTAAGATCAAACGACTTAAACACTTCATTTTCATTTCCCTCTGTATCAACAACAAGTAAATCAAATTCTTTGGGTATACCATTTTTTTCCATAAGTTTATCTAATCTAATAATATTACAAGTTTCTTTTGTAGCAAAAGCATCATCTATCCAACCAACTGTTTTAAACATTTCATACTGCCTATCACTTAGCGTAGATAAAGGGCCATATTTTATTATTTCTTTTATATTTTCTTCAGGACCAATAGCATAATTTTCACATATTACATTATTATTTTTGTGTCTATCGATACAATGTAAATAAAAATCTTTAATTGGCTCTATATATAAGCCCTGCCAGCCACTATCAGCTAGACAAGAAGTATTTGAAAAAGATTCTCCATCATATGCACCAACTTCAACAAAATGGCCGCTAGACCTATATCCAAAATATTTTTCATAAATTTTATTTAAATTTTGAATTTGGCATGTTTTTGAAATATTATACATTTAAACCTTTAATTTGTTTTTCTTATTTGTAAGTGATTTTTAACTATATGTAATATTTTTGTTTTACCGTAAGGAGGCCAGTTTTGTGGCTGTGCGTATGTTGGTGGTAAAATATTTGTTGGTGTATTTTCTATCATATATTTATTCATATAACTTTCATCATGCCACAATGCAATATAATTTTTTCTTAAATCTTCTTCGCATCTATCTTTAATGGCATTACACATTTTTAAAAATTCTTTAGACGATCCACCCTGAAAGCAATTTTGATAATATAACACCCCATCTCCATTTTTTACATAGGCATTGCTAGATTCATTTCTATCATATGGGTATATTTCTGGATTCTGTCTAGTTGCAAATCCTGGATGCAGTACGCATACACGTTCCCCTAGAATTTCACTACCAACATTATCAACCATTTGCATATCACAGTCTATATGAAATATATAATCATATTCTTCTAATTCTTGACAACTAGAGTAATAATGATATCTCAGTAAAGAAATTAAAGGAAATGGGACGTGTGTTGTCATTATCCCTTTAGTTTTTATTCTTCCGTTTTTTAATTCAAATATTTGTGGAATATTTGAAAACACAAATAAATCTGTTTTTATATTTGCATCCATGAATGCAAATCTACTCATAGAATTTAATAAATTTTCAGCTAAACTAATATATTTATTAGTTGCTATTGTTACAAATGCTATTTTCATTTATAAATTCTTTCACTATATCTATGTATTCGTTGCAAATAACAGACCAATCAAAATAAGAGACTGCGTAATTTCTTATACTTTGTCTGTACTGAGCGTTTTCATTTATTGCTTTGTTTATTATTTCTGGAGATGTTTCGTCTAAACCATTTTCAAGAACATGTATAAATGGTAAAGATGTATCCAAATTTGCTGCTGCCGTTTTAGACACAACTAAACTCAAACCAGCAGACAAAGCTTCTGGAACAACTAATGGTGCAGCTTCACCATCGCTTAATAAAATTAAACATTTATATTCTGTAAGATTATTATAAAGTGTTGGTTTGTCCCATACACCAGCATATTTGCATGTATTATTTTCTTTAAAATTATAGTCAATAACAGGACCTATAAAATCTATATTACATTTATCAGAACAAATATTTGATAAATCTGATTGCCGTTTTCTTGGTTCTACTTTACCTAAACATAAAGCATTTTTTGGTGCACATGTACTAAATCTAAAATCTTTTGTTCTTGCACCATTTCTTAATGTTTTTATAAACTTAGAATAACCAGCATTTTTAAATAAAGTTTCTATTTCTGGTGAAAGAGCTATTATACCTGTGCTTTTTAACACACCTTCAAAGATATGTTTCCAACCATGATATTCTGGATAATGCTCTTTAATATAACCATAATGTGTTGTAGTACAAAAAGGTTTTTTTAATGCATTACTTAAAAAATCTGCATGATCATCGTATTGAACATGAATAAAATCATGATCCGAACTATTTAAGTAATTTGCTACAGAATGTAAATCTCTAGTATTAATAATTTCAACTTCATGTCCTAGTTGTTTTAAATATTCATATTGATCCCATATAAGGCTTTCTACGGCCCCCCAGTTTTGTGGGGGGATGGGCATAATACCGGGACCGATTAAAGCTATTTTCATAAAAAATTATAAAGTTATTATTTTGAAACTTGGGCATGGAACTATAAATTTTCCACCCCTTCCAAGATAATTTTTTTCTCTTTCTATAAATTCTGAAATAAAATGCCAAGGCAATACTAACAAATAATCTGGTTGCGCTGTTCGCATTTCAGCTTCAGATTTAATTGGAATATTTGTTCCAACAGTTTTTAGTCCCCATTTATATGGGCTTCTTTCTGCTATTGCATCAATTGTGGTATGGTCTAAACCAAAATATTGAAGTAATGTATTGCCCTTTGTTGATGCACCGTATCCCCAAACTGTTTTTCCTTGTTTTTTTGCTTCTTTGATGAAAGAAACAACCTGTTCTTTTAGAGAATCAATTTCCTTTTTAAAATTATTCCAAGTTTGTGGAGATGAGAGATTTAATAATTTTTCATATTGCAGTGTTGATTCTACTCTGTATGATGCAACATCTCTGAGTGGGGCAGTTCCATACTTTGTTTTATCCCCATCTTTATGCATAACAAATACTCGGAAAGATCCGCCGTTAACATCATTTAATTCAACATCAACTATTTCCATTCCGCATTTTTCAAAAAGTATTTTTAAATTTTCTACAGAATAATAATATACGTGTTCATGGCAAATATTGTCAAATGCTAATTGCTTTATCATGAGTGGAGTATAACTTAATTGCAAAACCCATAATCCATCTTTTGACAGTACTTTTTTGATATCATTTACGAATGAGATCGGATCATCTAAATCATAAAATACCGCAATAGATGTTATTATTTTTGCTTTTTGTTGGGCAAATGAGGTTTTTTGCCAAGCATTAAGTGAAAAATAATCTTGAATAATTACATTTGCATGCTGCTTTGATTCATTAACATATGAATCATCTGCTGGATCAATACCTATACGTATGCAAGTTTTTGGAACATAAGAAAGTAATGTTCCATCATTACAAGCAATATCAAGCCAAATATCATTTTCTACCAATTTAAATCGTGATTTAATTGTTTCAACAATATTATTCAATTCTATTTTCATCGAATTGTTTATTCCAGATCTATACCAGTATTTTCCATACATTACCCCAGATGGGGCAACAGTTTTTAATCTAGGGGCGCTTATGGTTTCATCCAAAATAATATCCAGAGGGTATTTTCCACCTCTTGGTTTTTCATTATCATTTAAAAAATCTGAGACATAAAGACTCTGAAGCGACAATAAATTGCATTCTGTATCCATGTTTATCCTTTATTATAATATAACTTAAATCTAGAAAATATCAAAAATTATTCCATATTTTTTCTACAACATCAGCATAAGCTGTTTTTGGAGACCATCCTAATTTTTTTTGTATTTTAGTATTATCACCAAATAAACAATTATCGCTATGCTTTACATCAGTATGTATTTCAATATAATCCAACAGATTATGACCAGACAAAGATGAAACTTGTTGTACAACATCCATTAGATTTGTTAACTTACTACTTGATATAATATAATCATCAACTTTTTTTTCTTGTGACATTAAATAAAAAGCTTCCATATAATCCTCTGCATAACCTAAATCTTTTTTTACATTTAAATTATAAAAATTTATTTTTTTGGTATTTTGGTTTATTTGTTTTGCAAAAGAAATTATTTTTTTTATAAAAAAATTTTCTCCTCTATAAGGAGAATCGTGATTATAAAATATACCAGAGCAAAAATTAAATCCCTTTTCTTCGCGGTATTCTTTTATTATACCATCTATAAAATTTTTAGAAAATCCATACGGATAAATCGGCTCTCTAGGTGTTGTTTCTGACTGTATTTTTGTTTTAGTTTTTCCAAAAACCAAACAAGATGAGGCTTGACAAAATATTATTTCTGGATTTTGATATATTATAGCCTTTATAAAATTTTGTGGAATCAAAATATTGCTTGAAGTTATTTCAGAAATGTTATTCCAAGGATCAAAAACATCTGATACACCAGCCAAATTAAATATAACTTGTGGTTTATATTTTTTTATTAAAAATAAAACCGTTTTATAGTCGCTCAAATCTACACACTCATACTCAATATCAAAATTATTATAAACAAATTTATCAAAACCGACAATCTTGTATCCTTTTTCTAAAAGAATTTTTTTTAAATATGTGCCATCTTGCCCCATTATACCAGTAATAAATGCTGTTTTCATTAATTATAATACTTTCTAAATTGGTGAATTAAAGGTTTGTCCGATGACTGCCACCCTGGAGTTCTAGAACATTCTATAATATCTGGATTAAACGTTTCTTCTTCTCCTATTAAGGCAAAAAGTAAAGGAAGTAAAACATCATGAGCAAAAATTGCATAAAAAGTTTTACAAAATTCCTTTAATAAATCTGGATGCATTTCTAATTTATTGCATGCTTTTAAAAAATATTCACAGTTAAATATTGCAGGGGTTGCTCCCCAATTGTTTATTACTTTTGCTCCCTCTATAGAGGAAAGAAGATTTTTAAAATCTGTTGGAAATCCAGAATTTATTCTAGAACCTAAAAGTTTACTATTTGATGGTATGTTTAGTTTTCCATTAACAAGTGTATCTGGATCCAACATAAGTATATATTCTGTTTTACAATAATCAATTGCTTTTTTTAATCTATTGATTGTTGCCTCTGTCGATTTTAAAATTGCAGTTTGAAAATATTCTTTTTTATAATTTTGATCTGTAATTTTTTTATTAAAACTTAGTGTGTCTTCTTCATTAATAGAAATTAAATTTGGATATGGTTTTGATAAATAAGAATAGTCTATATTTCCTTCTGTTACTAAATAAGTTTTAATACCCGGATAATGGATATTTAAATTTACGACTGAATATTCTACAGCCTTTTGTTCATTATAACAAGTATAAAAAGCACCTAAACTCATATTAATTAAATTTATTAATTATTTTTGAAGGATATATTGACTCACATTTTAATTTTGTTATTAAATCATTTTCAAAAAAATTTGGATAAACATACCAATCTTCAAATGAATACTGTTTCCCATAATAACCCGGCTGTTCTACATAAACATCTGAACATAATACGGTATAACCTTTATTTTGCAAAAAATCTCTTTGTGGTTTTTTGTAAGTATCCCCATAAAGATATGAGTCGTGTTCAATTGTTATTACTTTAAAATCATATTCATCAAATGGTAGTATTTTTAAAACAGAAAGGCTTAATGTGTCAACATCAAGCGAAAGATAGTCGATTTGTTTTGAAAAATTTTGTTCTTCAAATATTTTTTTGTAATCTAATTTGGTAGCATCACCAATAATGAGTTTACAATTTTTTCTTGAAGTATATGATGGCTCGTAAGATTTTTCTATTTCTACGCATATACCTTTCCAATTAAGTTCGGTATCAAAATAATAAGAGTTGTTTGATTCTCTGGAACCACAGCTCCCAATATCAACGTATGTACCATCCTTTTTAAAATTTAAAATGTTTGCAACAAATTCATCTTGTTTTGCATCTGAATTATACATATAAAATTTTTCCCATTACATTTTCTAATTTATTCACAAAATTGTCATGCGTCCAACTATTATATTTTTTTTCTAATGGCTCAAATCCATTTGCTATTATGTTATTTAATGAGCTATCTTCCACACATATAGAAGGTTCTACATTATATATGTGAGAAAACATGTTGCTCTTGCATATTGCGATTGGTTTTTTGACAGAAAGCGCATAATCTATAGATGATGATATCCCATTGTACGATGTATACTTTTCATACAGAAAGATATTCAAATCGTTATTATATAATCTATCCAACAATTCTTCATCAGTTATAAAATTGTTTGTCATGTTTAATTTAATATTTTTATTTGTAATATAACTTAAACATTTATTTTTTATGTTACCGATAATATTTTCATTTGGACAAAAATGTGATATTGTTAAATGAAAATTTAAATTAACTTTTTCATTTTTAAATTCATTATTCACTATTCCGACAATTGCATCAAAGTGCTTTGTGTGAAATCCAAAACCAAAAGTTCCAATGTTTATGACATCTGGTTCTACTATTTTTTTATTTGGCTTGTAATCAAACAAAGGTCTACACAAAGAAAAATTATTTTCTATTTCTTTATAATCTGGATTTTGGTGCAGATAAAAATCAAAAAAAGTTTCATAACCTACATTATGAACAATTAAACCTTGTTTTATATTTTGTTTTCTTATTTCTTTAACTTGAATGTCTGTCACCCATGGCATAGTCCCTCTCAAATGATTATAAATTATTGCACAAGGATTGGTTTCTTTTATTACATTTTTTAAATCGTCGTAGTTAGATAATTCGTAATATAAAAAATTTATTTTATTTGATTTTTTGGCTATATGAGCAAATCTTTTTCCATATTGATATACACCACAATTTTGAACAGTATGATTTATTATTAATATATTTTTCATAAAATTGAAAGTAATGAATTTATTCTATTGATGTACGTATGGTTTTCTTTTACGTATTCCATACCTTTTTTAATTAATTTGTAATTGTCTTTATTTTTTAATCCTTGATAAAATAATTCTTTAACATCTGAATTAAAAACACAATTTCCATCCATAATATTATATATTGTTTCCGAATTTGTTAAACCCAAATGTCCATAACTTATATTTTTAAATACTCTACAAGTAATAATTTTAGTTTTTATATGTTCTGGTCCTCTTAAATCAATTCCTAATATTGATTGTTGTATTCTTTGAATTACTTTCTCGGAAGGGATTGGATTTTTCCAAGGATCATTATGAATAAAATTTATATTATTTTTAACACATTCTTCTATAAAAGGAATAAAAACAGAATAATTTTCACATACACCGCCTCCAGAAATAGTTCCACAATAATAAATTTTATTAGTTCTTTCTTTATACATAGAATTAAAATCAATTTCATGTGGTAGTAGATTTGTAGCCCAGCTTATATAAAACTTATCATAATCTTCTATAATATAATCATGATAATTGTTTTTTAAATGAATTTTTTCTTTTGTTTTTTCTTGATAATAGCAACCACAACCTACATTTTTAAAATTTTTATAATCAACAGAATAATCATATATATGATCTTTTATATCAATTCCTGTTGTTCTAACATCAATAAATTTTTTAGCTTCTTGATATTTTATCGGTGACGGACAATACATTACAAAATAAGAAGAAGTATTATTTATGGGTATATTTTTATCTGCAAATCCCTCAGTGATATATAAACAATTAGTATAATCAAAATTTTTTGGATAATTATTATCATCGAACCAATAAACATCATAATTTAAATGTTTAAAGGCTTTATAATATGCTTCGTGAATATAAGAATGTGTATGGGAATAAAGTGGATGTCCCCAAATAATTATTTTTTTAAATTTCATTTGCACACTAAAGTCTCTTCGATGATGACGTAATCTAATTCCGTATTATCTAACACATACAAAGCATCTTCGATGGTTGTCAATATTGGATTTCCTCTTATATTAAATGAGGTATTTAACAAAACTGGAATATTTGAAAAATTTTTGTAAACTCTTAATAGATCATAGAAAAATTTATGGGAGGATTCTGATACTGTTTGCAGTCGTGAGCTGTTATCTACGTGAGTTATAGAGGGCAAAGATTCTCTATATTCTTTTTTTACAATTGGCGCGTATCCCATAAATTCCATATTGTTAAAGTCTTTACTTTCAAAATATGTTGAGGCGTCCTCTTCTAGACAAAATGGAGCAAATGGTCGATACCACTCTCTAAATTTTACTTTTGCATTTAAAATATCTTTCATATTTTTATATGAAGGGTCACATATAATACTTCTATTACCTAATGCCCTTGGTCCAACTTCAGAATCACCCTGACATACACCAATTATTTTTCCTGATTTTAACAATTGACATACTTTTTCTAAATTAACTGGTTCAGTCTTTCTATTTTGTAATAATTTTTCTTTATAATCAATATCCAATAAAGGTATTCCTTTATATGCAATATTAATTTTATTTGTTGGCTTGTGTGTTAAAAATGCTGCACCTATTGATAAACCACAGTCATTTGGATTTGGTGGTACAAATATATTTAAATTAAAATTATTTTTAATATATTGATTTAATAAAACATTTAGTCCACCACCACCAGTCAAACAAATATTTTTTGGATTATACTTATTAAGTAATAAATTAAAAATTTCTAAAAACATATCTTCATATGCTTTTTGGGCATTTGCTGCAAAATCAAATGACTCTTGACCTTCAAAAATATAATTTTCTAAAGGATTGTCCCAAGGATTATCTACATTTTTTAAATTATAATTTCCTAATTCTGAAACTTTTTTATAATTTTTATCTATAAAAAGATTTCTCATAATTTTTATTTTTTTTGAATCTGTTTTACCATATGCGCACAATCCCATCATTTTTCCCGCAAGTGATAACATGTGTTTACTGCTCTTTGCTATTTCGGAACAGCAAGAGGATAACAATAAATAACCACCACCAAAATCAGAATTAATTTTTTCTACCAGAGTAATTCCGTTATCTGTTGCCAAATAAATATTAAAAAATCCATCATTACCACCTCCATCATACGATATTATCATTGATTCTGAAAAGGGGGATTGATAAAATGCACACGCTGCATGTGAATGGTGATGGTCTTCAACTTGTATATTTTTAAATTTAAAAACCGAAGAAACAATTTGTAAATCTATCCAACCATCTTTTACAAATACTAATGTATCATAATCATTATCAAAATTCCAATATTTTTCTGCAATTTTTTGACAATTATAAAAAATTTCAAATATAGTTTGAGGTGAATCACCATGTAAACGATAATATCTTTTTTTTACTAGTCTTTCTATTTCAATGACATGATATTTATTTTTTTCTGTATCGACAAAAGTTACATTTGCATCATGACCACCAAAAATACTAACAATTTTCATTTTTTATTCTCCTAATTTTTTAAATATTGGTAAATGATTTCCAGACAATTCAATATATACATTAAACAATTCTGGATTATTTTTGTAAATATATCCCAATATTATTTGTTCATTGTTTACTATATTATTATTTAAATACAATTCAAATTGCTCGTTAACTCTCCTAGCCATATCAATGCACACATTTTTTGTTCCACCAAAAAGAGTTCCTACTAGTATGCAGTTTGAGTCCCAAACATAGTTTTCAATATCGTTAATTTTGTAAAAAACTGTGTTTGAGTTTCCTTGAATATTAAATTTATCTTTAGATAATATATTGTAATTATTTGGCCACTCTTTATCTAAATTAACATCTTGAAAAAATCTACTACATCCAGCATCCATCCAAAAATAGTAATCAGTATCAAAATAGTTATTTTGAATTGCTTCAACAATCCAATCAAATTTTGAATATTGAATAATATTATATAATGATAGATTACACTCAATCCGATTTGGATCTACAATTTTAGATTTGTAAATTGGGTCATTTAATATAGAAATTATTTTAGAATTATATTTGTAATATGGTATTTGAGATAAAGGTTTAACAATAATTTTTAAATTATTTTGTTTTTGTTTTTCTATAAAAGTTTGAAATTTTTCTTCAGTATAAATGACCATGGGAACATTTAACTTAAGTGTTTTTGCAAACCATTCAAGATATTGATCTATAGTTCTCCCATCACCATTTTTGTCTCTACCTATATCATACAAAGCAGTTATAACTGTAGATTTCATATTATTATCCAATCATCACAATATACATCTGACCAATTTTTTGGCATATTTGGTGCCCCACCAAACCATTTAGATGGAGCTATAATTTTTTGTGAATTGCTTAACCAAGCACCCCACCAACTAAAAGAACTATTTGCTATAATATGATAGTCGCACATATTCATTAAACACATATCAATATATTTATCGTTTGTTTCTGGAAATACGTGTTTTTGTTCTATAAAAGAAAACATTTCTTTTGCTTTTATTATATCATCGCTAAAAATAAAAATTAAAACATCTTTTGGTAATGCATCTAAAGCATTTTTATAATATTCTAAAGAACAAACTGGGTGACTGTTCGGTAGGTAGAGGTAATCACCCAATCTAATATGAAGACTTATAACAGGTTCTTTTGTTAAAGATCTTATATCTTCTGCTTTGTTTTTTATATCATGATAAAAAGTAAACTCTTTCAATAGTTCATTTTTATAGTTTTTAAAATATTTTTCACTTTGAAAATAACCAGCAATGTCAGAGTTATCAGGTATACCAAAAAATCCTGGCTCAAAAGAAAAAGATTTTTCTTGAATAAAATGTTTTTGTTGTGTACCAGTAGAATTTTTAGCACTTAAATTTTTAAAACAATCTTGTAAACAAAAATCTTCATATTCATCTGCACTGCGATTTGTTAAAGGAACTCCAAATTCATAACCCTTTTCTTTTGCAATAGAATATAAAGTTGCATATTGGAACATCTGGTTTCCAAACCTTCCATATTTTCCTATTGTATTGAAGGTTATCATAGGTCTGGGCTATTTCTATTTTCAAGTGGAGTGTCAGTCAAAGCTTCCCATTTATTAGCAGACTCTCTATCATCCGCCTGATAAAAGAATGGTTTACTGGGAGTAAATACTTTAAATTTTTGTTGTAGACCAGCAGAGCCTATGTCCCATGGTTTTTTTAATGTATAGATGCAATGTTTATCTACAGCTGCCATTTCTTCTCTATACTTTTCAGTTATATAAAGAATTGCGTGTGTTGCCAATATTCCAGAAATTCTAAGATAATCTGGACCATATCTTCTGGTTTGATAGTAGATGTTTCCTTTGGAAATACCAAGATAAACTCCATCTACATCATCTGGTATATTTAAAATTGGATTAAATGCTGGAGTAAATTCAGCATCATCTTCTAAAATTAAAAATGGAGTCTTGTAATCTTTATTTTCTAAAATATCTAAATGCGATTGACCACAACCAACGTAGTGCCTAAGTGACGGATGCGTGTCCGCTGGTGGCTCTATAACTCTTGCAGATTTTCTAAAAGTATATTTGAAACCATGATCTTTTAGTTTTTTTTCCATGGCCTCAGCATTTTTTGTTGCTGAGTCTAAATTGATCCAAATAACTGGTATCTCACGTAAATCTATAATCATATTTTTTATCCAAAATACACTTTAATATAAAATAAAAAATTCAGTTGTCAAGTGTATTTAGTTGACTTTTTTAAAGGATACTTTAATATAGAACTAATGAATATAGACGAACTAAAGCAACAGATCACAAAAGATTCTCAAATAGATTCTACAGAACTGGGTATAGAGTCTATTAAAATACCACAGATACACAGCAAGTATCTTTCTTTTTTAGCTGATGTAAAATTAATTTTAACAAAACACAATAACGATTTGGCTCAACTTAAACTTAGAAAATGGAAAATATATACTGGTAAAGCGTCACAAGATGAGCTAAAGGAATGGGGAGAAGATGCATGTGATTTTACTCTTTTAAAGAGTGATGTTGAACAGTTTATTGAGGCCGATAAAAAAGTTATAGAACTAAAATCTAAAATTTCTTTAAATGAGATAAAGTTAAGAATGATTGAGGAGTTTTTAAAGTCTTTGAATAATAGAAATTTTATGATAAAGTCTGCTATAGACTGGCAAAAAATGATGAACGGCATCGTATAAATATTATGTGGATATTGATGTCGAGTCTATTGATGAAGTCCGTTATTATGTAAAAACGGAAAAAGCACTCAAACAAGAATTGAGAGATTATTTTTCTTTTATGGTCCCCGGGGCACAGTATATGCCCATGTTTAAAAAACGACTATGGGATGGAAAAATAAGACTGTATGATATTTTATCATCTACGTTACCAAGAGGCTTAAAAGTTTATCTTGAAAAATTTTGTAAAGATCGCGGATACACGATAAATATAAAGGAAAGCAAAAATCCATTATGTTTGGACGAGGATCGACTTTCTGCATTCTACAATACACTGAAAGTTACTGTTCGCAAACAGGATGTGAAGATGCACGAACATCAGCAACAGGCTATATTGCACGCATTGAACAATCATCGTTCAGTAATAATATCACCAACTGGCTCAGGCAAAAGTCTTATTATATACGTATTGGTTCGATATCTTCAAAAGGTTTTAAATACAGACCGCAAAATTTTGATTCTTGTCCCGACAGTTGGCCTCGTCAATCAGATGGAGGCCGATTTTTTTGACTATTCTACACAAGATAAGTCTTGGTCTTGTAAAAAATATATCCATAAAATATCTGCAGGGGCGGACAAAGATACAAATAAACAGATTGTAGTATCTACATGGCAATCAATATACAAATTGCCAAAAACTTGGTTTGATCAATTTGATGCTATCTTTTTTGATGAATGCCATCAAGCAAAAGCAGAATCTATAAACTTTATTGGGCAAAAGCTTTCAAAGGCCTGGTTTAGAATTGGTACAACCGGAACTCTTCAACAGACACAAGCACATAGATTAAGCATAGAAGGTATATTGGGGCCTGCAGTTCAATTTATCCAAACAAAAAATTTAATGGCTAAGGGTTTGCTTGCCACTCTGGGTATAGATTGTATAATTCTTAAATATACAGAGAAAGAACGACAAGAACTTAAAAAACAAAAATACGTTGATGAGATTAAATGGGTGGTTACAAATGAAAAAAGAAACCAATTCATCAAAAACCTCGCCCTTAAAACAAAAGGAAACACCCTTATCTTATTCAACTACGTTGAAATACATGGAAGACCCCTCGCGTCTCTCATTGAGGCAGAAGCGGGCGATAGAAAAGTTTATTTTATCTCTGGAAAAACAGAAGCAGAATCAAGAGAATACATCCGCAGGGTTATCGACAAAGAAAAAGACGCAATCCTTGTGGCTAGTTTTGGTACTACTAGTGCTGGCATCAATATTGTCAATTTGGATAATATCATATTTGCCTCGCCTACTAAATCTGTAATAAGACTTCTACAAAGTATAGGTCGTGGTCTTCGTGTTTCCGCAAGAAAAAAGACATTGAAAGTTTATGATATCGTTGATGATCTTTCATGGAAGTCATACAAAAATCATGTACTCAAACATTTTGAAGAACGTTTAAAAATTTATAAAAAAGAAAAGTTTGATCACCGAGTATTCTCAATGGGGTTTGACGATCTTCCAAAAGATAAATAGTAAGGAAGGGAGGACATCTGTATGTCCGATTCACTTCTTGAGAACTCGTTCTCAGGCGCATTGAAGGTTCTTAAACTCACTTCTGGCGAAGAAATAATTGCGCTAGTTTACGATGTTGCCCCAGATTCAATCAAAGTATCTTTTCCTGCTGCTCTTGAAACATATGTAACAAGAGATCAAGAAAATAACATGGTTGAATATATTAAGCTTACAAATTTTCTTTCAAATATAAAAGGTAATGAAATAATTTTACCAAAATCAGTTCTAGTTTATAGCGGACCACCGAATACAGAATTAGAAAAAATGTATGAGGTATTTTTTGTAACCATGCAAACGGATCCAAAATCGATAGCTCCAACATCAAATATGTCTCAGGATGTTGTACCTGGTTTGCAGCTTTTAAATGAATTATTTAATAACGATGACTTTGTAAATTTTGTAAATGACATGGTAGATCAATTTGAAGGTATAGAAGACGTATTTGAAGATACTGATGACGAAGTTGTAGAAAGCGTTTCTGGGACCTTTGAGCCAGAAGAGCCCGAACCCCAACCCAAGAAGAAGAAACGCCGTAAAATCAAACCAGAAACAAATAAACTACCTTATAATCCAGAGCAGCCACCGGAAAATCCCGAAAGTTGGTCTGATAACCCTAGCGACTATCTTTAAATTGAATTTTTTAAATTTGTGGGTGCGTCTGGGCTTATTGTGTAATGTGAATATTTAAATTTACAAGTCGCAGACTGTGGTAAAGCATCTGCACTATCTGATCGAAACAACATTCCAGTTAGAGAAATTGGAATTATATGCCAAAAATATATTGATGTTGGGCTGCATTTATCTGTTGCACTATACAAATTTAATGTGGCTTGGTGATGCCAATCTTCATAATCTAAATTATGGCTAGTCGCATCTTTAATATTTGTAACATTTCGTATCCATGAATATAGGCTTTTCCAATTTTTTAACTCACTATCTACTATAAATTCTACGGTTAGAGGTTCAAATTGAATACCTAAAGTTGGAACTGGAATAGTTGTTCCCAGCGTTGTTGGTTGTGGTTGATCTCCGATAGAAATACCAGGCAGACTCACCTTTTGGCACATTAATTCCATTCGTTTCGTTCCACGCCCAAAGAATAGTTGAAAGTAATTATTATAAAGAGGATTTAAATTTTCTGTACAGTCTGCCATAAAAATATTTATGGAAAAACAAAAACCTCCCGATTACTCGGGAGGTTTTCGAATTTTAATTTATACTACTCTATCAGAGTGTGTTACCGTGGAGGTTCTTTACAGCTGTGAAGCGGTAGTATTGGTTTAGCCCTGTTGTGAGAGCTTCACCGTCTGGTACGCTGTTGCTGTTTAGAACGTATGGGTTTGCAACAACTCCATAACGTGTCTTGAATCCAATTCTTGGTTGGAAAGTATTTGGATCAACGGCGCGGACCATTTGTAGTGGAACGTATGGGCAGTAGAACAAACCTGCATCATATGGCGACTCGCCCTTATAGCCAGCAACGAAGAAGTTGTATCCTGCTGGACTATATGGATCGATATAGACGCGAATCTTGCCATTGATTACACCAGCAAAGGTGCTTTGTGTATCATCAACGTTTAGTTGAGGAGCAATGGCTGGGCTGAGGCTCATGAAGCCAGACATGGCAAGAGCCGAAGCTGTATCGCTGTCGCAGATGATGAAGTTTCCACGGCCACGACGAGTTTCCTTAGCGATATAATTGCACTCGCGCTCAATTTGGAAGCTCAAACCACGGAAACGTTCTGCTGACCAACGACCATCAGAATCAATATCCAAATCGTATTCTCCACCTGCATTTAGATCGCGTTGTTGCGAACCAGTCTTAGCAACAAAGTAAATTGTCTTGACGATCTCGCGGTTGATTTCAGCAAGAATTTCTGTGCTGAGCAAGTTAGCGAGTTCGGCTTCAGCATCTAGACCGTGGACGGCCTTGAGATCTTGTGCCAATTCAACTGTGTAGTTGCTGGACATTGCGCGTGTACGGGCTTGTACTGCAACGCGGTCGATAGAGAATGCCATCTGATTCCAGTTAGCATATGTTGGGTTGGTTTGATACAATAATCCAGGCCCCTGTGCAGCACAGACGCCGAGTGGGTTATTTCCAATACCTTCACCATAGTTTGTCAAGATACCACGAATATCTTGAACAGTTCCTGGCTTAACACCATCTGTGTAATTCCATGCAGCAGACAAACCTCTGGAAGCTGCGAATGTTGAACCAAGTGTCCAACCAGAACCACCAAAGCTTGGTTGTGGCTCTTGGAACATTGCTTCAACTGAATTAGCATAGCTAGATTCAGCTTGGCCCTTAACTTGATATTGTGAACGCATGGCAAAGATTAGACCTGTTGGAGCGGTCATTGGTTGAACGCCACAGATATCATAAGCCATCAAGTTTGGCATGGAACGACGAACCAAGGAAATAAGCACTGGATCATAACCAGCAACATTTGGTGTATTGCTGAATGATTGTGGCATTCCGAGGTTGTTGGAGCTCATGGTCTCGGTTAGATATTGAGAACGAAGAGCTTGTTCTTGGTTCTCCAAAAGAACTGCTGTAACTTTCTTACGGTAGTCATCTTGGATAGAAGGAAGAGCCTCGTGACCGAGCACGGGGTCCCACTTCTCGGTTAATACGTCATATGGTGTGTTTTCTGCAAATTGCATTTTAAAAGTATCTCCTGTGAGTTAAAATTATTTAGAAAATTAAATCTTCTTATTTAAGCGACCTAAAGCTCCAACATAGCTCTCAACGAGGGTAGTTGGGTTTGTTTTGACTGAGGCAAAAGTTTGCTCTGGCTCAGCGATTCTTGCTGGAGCAGCTGCTTTTGTTCCATTAATGTAATTTTCTTTGATTGCAGACAATTTTTGTCTGTATTCTTCTGGCGAACCAAAAGAAACGTTTTCCATCAAAGATTGAAGTTTAGCAACTTGTGTGTCTGCCAAATCTCTTGTTTCTGCAACAAAAATTCCTGCACACTCTGTTAGTGAAACTTCTTTTCCAAGTTCAATATTGTGCTTAATAGCTTCATTAAGTTTGTTTTGGAGCTCTCTATTTTCAGCATAGAGTTCGTCCAAGACATTGTATTTTTCACTTGGAACATCAATATAGTGATTTTCAAAAAGATCTTTTAGACCTGTGATGAAGTTTTCTGCAATCTGTGTCTTGATTCCTTGTTCAACGGAAACAGCATTTTCTTGCATCCATTCTTCAACAACATAATCCAAGTAGTCATCGACCTTTTCAACCAAGGCTTCTGTTACATTATCAAGGTATGTCTTGACGTTTTCATCAACCCCCTCAACAATTGTTGAAACTGTTTGTTCAACTCTTTCTGTAACAGCTGCTTCAAAAATTCCTTCTAGTTTTACAACTAGGTCTTCATCGACATCTTCACCTAGCAAAGATACCAATGCGTTGCGGAATTGTTGTCTGGCTTCTTCTTGAACTTCGGATTCCTCTTCGGTTTCTTCTGTTTCTTCAGCTTCTTCTGTTTGAGAACCACCTGCCATTGGAGCAGGGGCTGCTGCACCACCACCCGGAACTCCAGATGTAATTGCGGGTGCGCCTGTTACTACTGGTGTTGGCACAACTGGGCCCTTTCCAGTACCGTCAATAGAACCACGACCAGATGTATCGTAGTCGCCTGTGCCCAAGCCCATGGCTTCGGCAGCGGCTTCAGAAATTGTTCTTTTATTGTTAGTTTTCATAATCAAAGGATCCTTTATTGATTGTAAATATTTATACCTAATTTTTTTTACGTAGTTCTTTCTTTCTTAGATCTTGGTAAAAAAGATCTTGTTTTTGGTATAACAAATGATTTTTTACCATAGCCCTGCATAATATTGTGCATTTGCTCGTCTGCTATATTTCCCAAATTTTTGTTTACAAAATCATAACCAGATAACTTTACAAGCTGTCCTGTTAGACTGTCAACAATATTGGTAGCCAAATCTGCGCCAACTTTTCCAGCGAGTCTTCCAATTCCACCTGGAGCAAATTTTCTTGCAACACCTAGTCCTGCAATTTTTGTGGCCTTTGCTAAGTCTTTTCCAAACAAAGAACCAAGCATTCCACCACCATACATTGCGGCAGCGCCTGCTACATCTCCCGCTCCCATTTCACCTGTCATTATATTTTCTACTTTACTTCCGTCTTTACCACTTCCACCAGACCCGGCACCGCCAGATACCCGAGCATTGAAATCTTTATTTCGACTCACTCTTTCTTTATTTTCTTTAAATTTTTCATCAAAACCATACATATCGCGGTCTTCTTTAATTGTTTCAGCCTTATATCTTAAAGAAGACGTTAGATAATATTTTGTATCTGTTGGTATATTAATCATATATTCTTAAAGTATTGTTCAAAAATTTTAACAATATTTGAATTTAAATTTCTGCTTGAAGATTTTTTAATCAATCGTCTAGCTTCTTCATGTTGTCTTTCGGACCACATACCGTTTTGGAAAATCCATTCACGACCTTCCATGATACCATTTACAAATGCATTTGGCGCAGAAGGATCTGCTACGATATCAATTGCAGCCAACATAAAATCTTCTTGTACTTCTTGATAGCCATTTTTGGCTTTCAGAGATCCCATACCACGGGTAGAAACACCAAGTTGAGCACCTTCATCGATAAGATTTTTTACAATTTTGCCCATTGGGGTATCTAAAACTTTTGCTTTACCGTACACATTATGTCCATCTTCTCTTAGTTCTTTAACAATATGAGAAACGCGGTCAAGGTTTACTGTTGGGCCTGTTGGGTGGTTTAATTCACCAAGAGCTCTACCTTTATCAACATATTCGTTAATATATCTTTTGCACTCTTTTAAGAGAGTTCCCTGTGGGTAGATACGACCATTTTTATTCTTTACATTTGACTGCATGAAAACGCCTTCAATGAAGTAGTGTTTATCTCCATTGCCAACGTTTTCTTTGACGTATTTAATATCTTCAGTTAGTTCCGTTATTAGCTTCATTTTGTGCCTTGAATACTTTGTTTGATACAACTTTGTACTGTTCGTCTAACTTTTTGCCAACCTTTTCATACAAAACTTTTGAAGTGTGTTCTTTGAAGTTTAGAGCATCTTCTTCGATTGCAGTCTTGATCATGTGTCTAATATCGTTTTTCATATAATTCCTTTAGTTTTGTTTGAAAAATTGATGTGTTCTTTCAATGATTCTGGGCTTTCAAAAATTGTCTCTGCCATTAACTGTCTATTTTCTGGACTCAATGATTCAAATAATTTTTTTAATTTTTCTATATCTGAATCTGAAATATTTATATTCATGCCATTTTTAAATGAATATTTTCCTGGTATAAAGTTTTCAACAAAATTTACAAACTTTATAATATCATCATTCTTTTTTGTAAACTTTGGAGTAAATAGTAAATTTTTGTGTATGCTACCTTTTACTTCTTTGATTGATTCATTTAATTTAAATGTTATTGTTTTAATAACATTTTCCTTAAAATAAGATTCATTTTCAGCAAGAAGCTCATTTAAACCACGCTTTATAAGAGTGTGTGTTATATTTTTCATTGCTCTGGTTGCCCTCCTGCGGCTGCTTGTTGTTGCATCAAAGCTGCCATCTCTTCTTGCCTAATTCTAGCTCTATCGACTTCCATTTCCTTATCCATCATTTGCATATCTTCTTCAGTCTGTCTCAAAATGTTCTTTCTGATATATTCTGTTGAGAAGTATTTACCTACATACGGATCAACAAAAGAAATCATTTTTAGTCTCTCAGAAAGAATTTCAGATTCTTTCAAATCCCAGAAGTAATTATCAGTATTAAATACTACTTTGATGTTTGATCTCAATGCATGCCAATCATTATCTGTCATAACTCCTTTTAAGAGAAGTTGCACGCGCAACATATCAAGGAATAATTTTGAAAACTGATGGCGAAGACGTTCAATAAACTTGTAGAACTTAACTTCTTCTCTTGTAATTTCAACAGATCTTCCCATATTGAAACCTGTTGATTCTGAAGTCAGTCTACTGATTGGGACATTCAAAGAATTGTAAAGTTTCTTTTTGAAGTAGTCAACGTCTTCAATTTGTGACATTGCCTGACCACCTGGTAGAGCAACAATTTCTGTTCCACGGGATCCTTCACGACGGGGCAACCAATAGTCTTCAAGAATTGAAAGATGATTTCTTTCATCACGAACTTCACCAGTAGCTTGATTGTAGATGAGCTTATTTCTAAATCTGCTCATCATATCACGCATGTACTGCTCTGCCTTTTGTTTTGGTAACTGACCAACGTCTACATAAAAAATTCTTCTTTCAGGTGCTCTGGCAACACGGTAAACTAGAAGAGAATCTTCTAGTTGTCTTAACATGTTAAGTGGACGAATTGCTTTGTGCAGATAACCCAAAACTCTTTTTGTATTTAAATCAACGATACCGGATGGGACATAAACAACACTGTCTAGAGACAAGTGAAGACCACCCGGGCCTGTTACCATGTAGCTCTCTTTATCTGTGTTAGTATAGTGGTAATATTCTTCAATATCTTTAATCAAAGAAATGGATTGTCCTTCGACTTTTTCCATTTCTTTTTTGAGTTTTCTTACCTTCTTTATTTTCATGGGATCAATTGGTATTACCTCTTGAATGCCCTCGGTTGGTAAATCTTTATTAATAACTAAATTATAAAAAACTTTAGAGTCGATATACCATCTTCTAAAAATTTCGTATGATTTACTATTAAAATCTAATAGATAAAGAACTCTATCAAATTCTCTATAAATTTTTGTTTTTATTGAGTCTGAAAGAGGAAGTTCATCTAAATTTAATTTTACTGGTCTATTTTGTGTTCCGCTTACAATTGAAGCATTTACAATTTCATCGATAGCGTTATCGACTTCTGGATATATAGACATGTTTCTGTATTGTACTACAGAAGCACTTTCATCTCTAAGATTTGATGCATAATCTAAAGCTGTGCCAAAAAAACCACCAGCTTCTACTGTTACAGTTCCATCAAAAACTTCAGGTGCAGCAAATGCTTGTAGAGACTTTGTTTCACTTTGTTGTTTGGTTTGTTTTTGTTGACCAAACTGAAATCCAAACACTTCAATTTCCATAATATTAAGTCCTTGTTATTCTTGTGGAGCCACTAGAAGTTCCACCTCCACTGTACAATTCAATATGGTCAAAAACCATAATAACGTTAAAACTATTTAACAAGTTATTAGATCCCATGTTTAATGGTAACGGTTCCACCGATGTGGGCCAGCAACCATGCATAACAAACTCTTTTAGTGGTGCACCATCATCATTTAAATTTAAATGTCTAATTCTCCAAGAGTCTGCCTTATAGCTATTTTGGGTATTGTTTAAATCAAATGATCTATTTGTTTCATGTTGATTTATTCTATTTTGCCAAGAGTGGAACATAGACCATAAGTTTTCTATGGAACTTGGATTTTTGGGATTATCATCTAAAACATTGAATGACCAAGTTGAATATTGTTTTTCACCTGGATAATAAAATTTTCTTCCAAAATAAGAATATTCTATTGTGGTACTGGTTAGCTGTGGAATAATTGTAGATCTAATATGAAATTTTGTTAAACTTCCACCAGTTGGGATATTACCTGTAACTTCAAATCTGTTTGAACGTGTTCCACCGTTAAATTTTGTTTTAAATATGTTTAGCATATTAGATTCCTCCGGTGGTTGTTCTTAAACCATCTGTAATGTGCATATAATCAAAAGTTAAAGAGATATTAAATGCAACAAAGTTATTTTCTCCCATATTCAGATTTATTTCACCTATTACACTGGGCCAACATCTAAATAATCTTATTGTTCTAACTGTATTTGTTCCATTAATATCATATTGATGGACAGTCCACGTTGTTTGAAGGGTATCATAGCCAAAATCATTTCTCTGAACTTCGTGGGTTCTGTGGCCGTCTAAATCTTCTTTCCATTGGTGAAAAGCTTTCCACAATCCATTTGCATTATTATCATCATAAACTCCAACTAACCAAGGAGCATACGAGCGATCACCAGCAAAAGTTATGGTTCTTCCTCTGTAAGGAACACCAATTGTATTTACTTTTGCTTGTGGTAACGATGCTGAAATAATTTTAAATGTACCATCATCGGTTGGTGGTGATATGCCCGTTGGCCATGTTGGTACAACTTTAAACCTATTTGGTCTACTTCCGCCCTTAAAGGCATTTTTAAAATCTATGATTGAATTATTTGGCATTATTGTGTGAAGGTTAGGTCAATTACGAATGAATCTATGCTCAATAGAGGTTTTACTATTACGCTAATATTCAATTGACTTGAATTGTCTGTATTATTGCTTCCATCACATATAATCTGCGTTCTTGTTGTATCAAGATATGCAGCATAAGGTTCAAGTGCTGTTTGTATTTCTGAAGTAACTGCATCTCTTGTAGATGCATTGTTTATTTCAAACGAATACTTGAGGCCTATTTCATTCAACTTATTAGTTAGAACTGCTTTCATTCTTGCAGGTCCAACTCTATCATTTACTGTGGTTGCACTAGCTGAATATGTTGCTCCAACCAAATCTGATCCCAAAAATCTTGGAGTATAATTTACAAAGAAATTTACTCTGTTATTTCTTAAATCATTTTTAGTTGT